CGCACGAACTTGAAAAAATAACGATACACACGACTGCAGCTAGCAATCGTATTAACATCGATAACTCCTTTGTCTATTTTTAAGCTGCTAACGCTTGAATATCTTTCAATCTATCAGCGCAATTACTAGCAGCAAAAGCGTGTGGTTTAACACGAGGTTCAATATTACATGTACCTACAATGTAGCCTATAGCTTGACTTACCACACAAGATGAACCGTACCTATCCTTGGGATTAATGTCTAGGTGTATCTCGCAATACCTATCATCGATACAGTCGACTAATTTAGAATAGAGTGCTTCAACTTTATACACTTCATTCATTAAACGAATAGCTGGTTTACTATATTTTTTATCATAATCTTTTTCACGAGTAACTTCACCAAAAATTTTACAACCGTGTTTACCTTCTTTATGAATAACAACTACAGTCGCATAATCAGCGTACCAACCATCTTTAAGCTTGAATCTTTCAGAATCAGCTCCAATATATATCTTTGAAGTTTTTGAACTGTTCTTAATATAATCTTTAACTTCGTCTATATTCATTTTAATCATGACACACGCTGCAATTTTGATAAGTGTGATCTAGAAACTTTAACCGTTATCCATGAGTTATAATAATCATCACGTTCAAGTACCTCATGTTCAAATTGATATTTGGCTTCAAAATAATTACACTCGCCCTTTGATAAACATAATCTAAGTATCTCTCTAGTAAAATATTTTTCACCGAGACGAATCACATCATCGTTGAGTTCTTTGTTCGAACCATAATACACTTTCCAGTCGCTGTCAACCAAAAAATGTTTTTTCTTACCTTTTATTTGCTTAGTACGTTTTCTTTTTAGAAGCTTTTTACCGATATATTTCTTCTGGTTAGTATTATTAGTGATAATATAAACGAAACCAACAAACTTATCGAGTATACTCTCATCTAATAATTGACCTTCATAAATCCATTCCATACAGGGACTCCTCCTCCCTGTATTTATTTTAGATGGATAGATTAGTCAAGAAGTCGGATGTAACATCGTTCTTTACACCACCGACAGTATAAGAAACATTTTCTGTTTCTTGCGGTGCTACTTGAATCTCACTGCCAGATATCCACTTCTGAGTCCACGGCAACGGATTAGATGAAACTTTAAATTGGGCAGGAAGATTAACGGCTTGCATTCTTTTATTAGTTAACCAATCAACGTACTGACTCAGCAAAATAGAATTGAGACCAATCATTGATCCGTCTTTGAACAAATAATTAGCCCAATCTTTTTCTTGCTGTGCTGCTGATAGAAACATTTCAATGCATTTATCACGAGTTTGATCCTTGATCTTAGCAAAATCGGGATCATCATTTGGTAGTAACTTAAGAAGTTGTTGGGTGCCGGCGAGGTGAAGATTCTCATCACGACAAATAAACTTAATGATCTTGGCGTTACCTTCCATCTTTTTTAGTTCAGCAAAAGCCCAAGAACAAGCAAAGCTAACATAGAACCTAATGCCTTCTAGAATATTAACAGACATTAGTGTCATCCATAGACGATACTTATGTTCAAATCGTCTTAGATCATTATCGATATAATTATCAGAAAAATTCATTTCTATTAATTTGTCGTAGTACGTACTAATATCGGAAGCACAATCTACGATCTCTGATATATCAAGCATCTTATCAAATACTACAGAAGGATCAGAATAAACATTACGAATAATGTAAGTATATGAACGCGAGTGAATAGTTTCAAAAAATGTCCAAGTTTGAATCCATGTTTCAAGTTCGGGCAAAGAACATATGGGACCAAACGCAGTTGTTGGCGCGCGTCCTTGAACTGAATCGAGTAAGATTTGACGCTTCAAATTTGAAGTAAAAATGTGTTGCTCGTGCTTCGTAAGAGCTTTAAAGTCGCGGCTGTCACGCATCACATCAACTTCTTCTGGTCGCCAGAAAAATCCCATGTGATTGTTCGTTAATTTCTCAAAGATGGGATATTTCTGACGATCATACCTGGCGATCGTAATAGGATCGCCAAAGAACGCTGTAGTCTTAGTGTGATCGTTTCGATTATTCGAGTCGAATACTTTATAAGACATGCTAGTTTAATTTCCTTAAATCGTACATGAATCGCAATCTTCTTCTACAATTTTTTCTTCTGCAATTGATGGTGCAGTATCTTCGTATTCACCAGCACCATCATTAGTATTGAAGTAATAAAGTTGCTTACCGCCGTACTTATAAAACATGATCATATGACTAATCAATTCAGTCATAGGAATCTCATCATTTGGATAATTCTTTGGATTGTAACTAGTATTAACAGAAATACCCTGATCAATAAACTTCTGTAGCACTGCGCAGATTTTCAAATAACCAATCGGTGACTTCTGTTCCCAAAGAAGATCATACTTATTCTTAAGTTTTCTAATCTGTGGAACTACTTGTTTGAGTACACCATCCTTTGATATTTTTTCAGTAATATAAGCTCGGACCGGTTCAATACCGTTCGTTGAGTTAGATATCTGCGCGCTAGTCTCAGCGGGCATTAAAGCCATCAGTGTAGAGTTACGAATATGATGTTGTTTGATATCTTCCCTTAACGAATCCCAATCCATATAATATACCGGTTCCGCTAATTCGTCAACTTCTTTCTTATACGTATCAATAGGAAATACACCCAAGGAGTATTTAGTTTCATTACTCTTTAAGCACGAACCTTTTTCTTTAGCTAGATCAACAGAAGTACGAATCAAGTAATAAGACCAAGCTTCAGCGTATCTATGAATTTTGTCTAAACCCTCTTTAGTAATAGTACTATACGTTAAATCATTTTTAGCTAGCCAGTTAGCGAGATTAATGATACCAATACCGAGCGGGCGTCTATTCATTGTAGAATTTTTAGCAGCTTGAACCGGATAGTCTTGATAATCTAGTAATTCATCAAGGGCCCTTACAGCTAAGTTACAATAATGTTTGAAATCTTCTGGTTCTTTGATTTTAGACCAATTAATAGCTGATAGTGTACATAGCGCTATCTCACCATCCAGATCATTTAAATCATTTAACGGTTTCGTTACAAGATTCACCTCGCAGTTATGTATTAGTATACCATTAGCAAAAAAATTATGATTGTGTTCAACCGTAACATCATAAACATCTTCTTTATCTTCTAAGAATTCAATTTTTAACATATGTTCTTTTCCCGTCTTTTATGACAATCTTTTTACCTAAAGTAGATTGTTTATTATATTTTTTCAATGTTTAGAAGTTACAATATCATCAATTCATCGTCTGATTTGAGATATTGTGCTTCTACATATCCTCTATTTTTAGTATAGATCATATGATCTGGAGTACATCTCAAAGAAGAACCTGTTTTTTCGTCTGTTATTTTCATTAATTGTGATTTTTTTCTAGTCAACATTGATGCTTCAACTTTTTTGAATTCATCTTTACCAAGTTTAAGATTTTTACTTAAAATTTTCATATTGGTCGTGACATTTTTAATTTCAATATCTTCAATAGAACTATCTTCATGCTGTACTGTAACCCAAGTATCTCCAGTCACACAACACAAATTTGACATTTTAATGGGTGCTACTTCTTTAATAAAAGAACCGTGATCATTGGCGTGATCAACGTTCATAAGATACACGCGACCCGTATCTTTACGCTCAGTCAAGAATGAAGTGAACAGTTCAATAGCTGGCAGAGTCTTTTTTCTGATATTAGGATTATTCTCTGCTTCTTCATACAACGCGCGGAATCTATCATTATCAACAAAGAACGATTCATACATTTCCGGAACATCGTTCGGACAAAACAGAGTAATATTACCGCCAGAAAGAAGACGCTCATACATCACTTTATTAAATTGAACACCGTAATCTATCTGCCGTACGCGATTAGTTTCTACACCCTTGTTATTTTTTAAAACTAGCAAGTCTTCAACCTCGAAGTGCCAGATAGGATAAAAGAGTGTAGCACTGCCACCACGTACTCCACCTTGCGAGCAACTCTTCACAGCTGATTGAAATAGACGATAATAAGGTATTAAACCCTCACTAGTTGCATCACCGCTACGAACTGGTGATTTAGCTGCTCGCAAACGACCACCACCGATTCCGATACCAGCTTTTTGAGAAACGTACTTGACGATCGATCCTGCAGTAGCGATGATAGAATTTAAGGAATCACCACACTCGACAAGTACGCAAGAGCTAAATTGCTTCTGTGGACTACGTAAACCAGCCATGATCGGAGTCGGCAAAGAGATGACGAAAGTTGATACGGCATCGTAAAAATCCTTTACGTATCTTAGACGAGTTGATTGATCATAATTACGAAACAACAACATACTGATAAGCATGTACGCCATCTGTGGAGTCTCAAAATACTTGCCAGTAGCTCTATTCTTAATTAGATACTTCCCGCGGAACTGCTCCATACCAGCATAAACGATATCAAAATCGCGATCATGCTTGATGTAACGATTGAGTTCTAGAAAATCTTCATAAGTGTATGAATCACCGATATCTTTAGTATAGAAACCCAGCTGGGATACGCGTACGTAATGCTCCCATAGATCATGCGGGTTATAATCACCGTAAACTTCTTTACGAAGATGATAATTGATCAACCGACTGGCTACGTATTGGTATCCGGGTGTATCTTCAGTAATTAAAAGAGAAGCTGACTTGATTAGTGTTTCTTGGATATCAGAAGTTTTAATATTATCATAAAACTGAATCTTAGAGTTGATCTCGATCTCACTAGGAGATACGTTTGGTACTCCTTCACACGCCCATTGAACTACGCGGTGAAACTTTTCTAGATCGAGTGTCTCCTTACCGCCGTCTCTCTTAATTACTTGCATTGTTATTAATTATCCTTACTGTTGTGCTTCTTTAAACATGTCGTGTAGGAATGAAAATTTTTCAATCAGACACTCACCAGCTGAAATAGCTACATCACGATGTTCTTTCTGAGTACCATTACCAGAACGCAAAGTAATGTAATGGATCCAGCTACGTAGAGTTCCATTCATATAAAGTCTGGACTTAATCAGTCCTTCCGGTAGAACAGCGCGTGCTTGTTCTTTAGCGATACCCTTAGATAAGGCCCACGCATAAGCGTCAGAGGAAGCTTTAATGATACTATCCTGAATATTATCCCAATCTTTAGCTAGTTCTGTATCGGAATTTTCAATCGAGTTTTGACGATTCTTATTATCTTGCATACGACAATCTTTAAGACTAAATCCTAGATCAGCAGTCGGATCGGCGTAGCGCTGAGAAAATTCTTGAAACGAGAAAGAACGGTGACGCAAGATTTGTCGGGCGATATCTCGTGTAGTATCGATCTGCATTACGATATTACTCATCTCAAACACGGACCAATGATTATTACGAATACAATACTTCAAGAGCTTCTCAGATGTTTCACGATTCATTTGATTACTTGGATTAGACACACGGGCACAATACGCAATAAATTCTTGTGAATCAAACTTCATTCCCGTAACGCTATCAGTGATTTGAGGATTAGTGATAGCTACGATTTTTGCTGTGTGCATTACTCACCTTTCTGTATATAACCAATATAATATTATAATATAACTTGTTAGACGTGTCAATTATTTATTGGTCAGTCTAAACTCTACTCCAAGATTGAAGAGCCATCTGCGCTGCCAAGTCTCGATGCGTGTTTTTATCAATTACGTACTTGATAAATTCACTACTCATTCCAGCTAGGATCATGTCATTAACATCTTTGTGTGTTAAATTATCCGGCCAGATACATACGTTGTATCCGTTGATTATAGCTTTATTCATTTTATTAACTGTATCTTTGTTGCGTCTCTCGTTATCATACACTACTACGATGTTATCTTTAGGAAGACTACAAATAGTAGATACTAGATCACCTCCACCGGTAGCTAGGCTATTGGGTATAAACATCGAATCAAACGGACCCTCGAAAACATAAGTCTTCTTATCGACATCTACATCATCTAGACCGTAGATCTTGGGTATACTCTCATCATTCACGACTGTGATGTATCTCATGCCAGATTCAACGTTACCGAGAGCGCGTCCCTGAAACGCGTGCATACTTTGATTCTTATCGATAAAAGGTATGATAAGTCTCGATTGATCATACTTCAAACTTTTTGCTGAAAATTTGTCTGGAATAACAGTATTAGTCCACTCAAAAAATTTTGGACAAAAGAATAACTTCCAATGATATTTTGTTGGAATTTTTCTTTCTGTTACAAAGATTTTAGCTGGGTGTTGAGAATCTAATTGACTAATCTTTTTAAGTTCTGACAATGGACCCGTTTTCATGAAAACTGGCTTCTTCATTTTAGCAGTGAATTCTTCCAGCCTGATTTGGTGTGCTGGTTTATCATCACGAATTCGCTCCAGCTTATAATCTGAGTATAGCTGGTAATCAACTGTTTCAAGAAATTTATCGAATGATTTTGTTACAGTACAATTATGACAATGATAAAGAGTCTTATTACTTTTGCTGTATATAAATCCCCTAGCTTTTCGCTTATCTGTGGTTGAATCACCACAGATGGGACAGGAAAAGTTGATTATGTTACCAGACTTACGCTTGTAATTTCTTAGTCGGTTGGATAGCATGCTTATATATTTAGATTCTAACCAATCCATATCTAATTAATATCCGTTTTTGCTGTAGTAGCATTATACCAACAGTTGCGGATATTGTAAATAGCTATTTTATAAATTTAGCTAAATTTATTAGTAATGAAATTAAAAAACCAAGCACTGCACCGCCGCCGATGGCCATCCATAGCATTTTTTCTATCTTTGAAATTTTTATGCTAAGTTTTTCTAAGTGCTTAGTTGATTGCTCGGAAGCGTCTTTTATTTCTTTTAAAAGCTTTTGATCTTCAGTCTTAATAGTATCATAAACGTTTTCAAATTTTTTATCGACTTCGTCTCTTCTTCTTTCCAGCGCCGTGCCAAGTGTATCAGAGAATCGTTCCTGCTGCGATATTCTTTGTTCATGAACTGCAAGCATTTTTGAAAGATCAGTGGCGACTGAAGCTAGTCTTTGTATCGCATCATCGATCTTATTAAAACGATAATCTTCTTCCGGCATTACACTGGCGCTTTTCTCGTTAAAGGTTTTGTTGTAATGATAGAACTAAGCTTTTTCTTTTTTTGATACACGCCGGGTTCACCTTTTGGGCCAACACCAATACCTTCAATTTTACCAGAACCAGCCGCGTTTGCTGGAACTACTGAGGTTAGATCTTCTTTAATTTTTTTCATTTATCAGTGTTCCTAATTTTTCAATGATATTTATATCAGATTCGATTACATCAGTGTGTATTATATTCTCATCACCAATATTATACAATCTACTGGGTAAAATATTAAGAACAATCAAGAACGGTTTAATGCAATAAAATTCGTTTTTAAATTTAAGATATAACATTCTAGTAACATGTAAACCAAATACATTATTAAGAACAATAATATGATTGAGTATCAATCTGTGTTGAAGATCACCGTTCTTAATGTATCTTGACACTAATTTTTTTAAATACTTGAATCTTTTTAAATCATCAAAAAATTCTTCAGTAGTATGAATTTGTGTTTTATCATAATACTTAGCGGCGTATATGACAAAATTTCTTTCATTCAAAAGAGTATTCATGCATTTTGTAATTATGACCAACTACCAATAGAGGAGTTTGATCCAGTAGATCCAACAGGATATATTTCAATACTAGAACCAGCTTGAACTAACGAGCTAGTACCGGGTGCGCCAGTAAAACCAATCTCCGGAATCACTGTTCCGCCAGTAGTCACATCAATAACACCGTCAATTATGATAGCATAATATGTAGAGCCAGAATTGGTACCAGTAATAGTAACTGCTGTGCCAAAGTTGGAAGTTTTATTATCACTCATCTGAAGAGTTGTAGTAGGTGTTTGTTGGGTACTAGAATCACACGGGTTGACTACGTAAAAATGTCTAGCTAAAACGGCGGTACCACCAAGAGCAAATTGTACACCTACTGTATTTAAAGTGTTACTTTTGTATACAGTGCTAATTAGTCTATACCTATAACGTGTAGAAGAAGCTAGAGTAACACCGACACCAAACCAGCTCTGCAAAGAAGTTGTATTTGCTAAAGAAAGATTCGAGTTTAGTATGAATACTTGTTCTTCCGGATAATTATATGTCCAATATGCAGAAGAACCGTTCGATGTTAAATACTGTCCATTAGAACCAATAGAACCATTGGCTATGATACCACCAGCCGAACCAATAACAAGATTTGCGTTGTGTGTATATACTCCGCTGATAGTATAAGAACCAGAAGTATTAACATATGAAGCAGCTGCTACACCACCCAAGTAAGAAGCATTATTAGCAGTTAGTGTAGCTACATTAGCCGACAATCCTGCTCTAGTCTGATAGTTAGCTAAGTTAGATTGAAGCTGGGCGTTTGATACAACGTTAGCTGCTGATAATGTACCTATAAAGTTAGCAGAATTAGCAGTTAGTGTAGCTACATTAGCTGATAATCCAGCAGTAGTCTGGTAGTTAGCTAAGTTAGCAGTTAATCCAGCACCGGTAACATAGAATGCTAAATTACCTTGTAGCTGTGCGTTTGATACAACGTTAGCTGCTGATAATGTACCAATAAAGTTAGCAGAATTAGCTGTTAGTATAACTACATTCGCTGCTAATCCAGCAGTAGTCTGGTAGTTTGCAAGGTTAGCAGTTAACTGTGTAGCGCTAGTATAGTTAGCCAAGTTAGCTTGGAGCTGTGCGTTTGATACAACGTTAGCTGCTGATAAAGTACCAATGAAGTTAGCTGAGTTTGATGTTAGTGTGACAACGTTCGCAGACAAACCAACTAGTGTTTGATAGTTAACTAAGTTAGCTTGAAGCTGAGCATTTGATACAACGTTAGCTGCATGTAAAGTACCAATAAAGTTAGCAGAATTAGCAGTTAGTGTAGCTACATTTGCTGAAAGAGTAGAATTCAACTGATAAGCTGCAGCTGCTGTTCCACCTAGGTAAGAAGCATTATTAGCTGAGATAGAAGAAATATAAGAAGTATTTACAAATACGCCCGATGAATTTGATACTAATCCCGTATTTGCTACAATATAATTTGCAAGATTAGCAGTTAGTGTAGCTACATTAGCCGACAATCCTGCTCTAGTCTGATAGTTAGCTAAGTTAGATTGAAGCTGGGCGTTTGATACAACGTTAGCAGCAGTAGTTGAACCAACATATAAAGTATTATTGGCAGTACCATTGATCGTGTTACTTACAGTCAAATGATCTAGATACCAACCAGACGAATTAGCTGAACCTATTTTATCAGTTAGTGTGGTACCACCAGCAAAAAATATTATTTGCGTATTGAGTGTCTGTGTACCTACCGCTAAATCACCACCATTAACGTATAAGTAACCATCATTTACAGCTGTGATGCTATATTCATTATTAGCATAATTACTAGAATTTATGCCCATATCAATATAATTGGAAGTATCATCGCCGATATCATTAACAGCAACGAAATCAGTAGAAGCTTGCGTTCCAGAATTATGATTTTGCAATACTACTTGGTTGTAGCTATTATTATTGCAATCTGCTTGAATTGATGCATAGGGATAATTGTATCCCTCATAAGCTAATCCAACATGTAAAGAACCATCAAAATTACCGTTAGCAGCACTGATATTATTAGCAACTATCTCGCGTGTTATTAATCCAGTATTACCCGTTGTCCAAGAATTATTTGATAAGTTATATAAGAAACTTACAAAATAATCAGAAGATGTATTTCCGAGAGTAAAACCACCAGTGTTTATCTGAGCAGAATTAGTAGAATTATAAGCTAGGTGTAGTACAGCATTAGCGACTGAAGCGCTGTTTGCGATAGTTGAATTACCGTTAACAACTAAGTTTTGAACAGTAATAGTATTGAACTGAACGTTCGAATTCGTGCCTATATTCTGCGGAAGACTTAGCGTAATATTCTTACCTACATCGGACACTAGTACTTGATTTGTTGTACCAGTAACACTCAAAACAGCCGTAGAATCTATACCGACTATACCGACATTAGCAGACTGTGTTAAACCAGTGCCAACATTTATTTTTGTAACGGCTGTATTTGAATTAAACGCTGTGTTTTGATAAGCACCATCAGGAAATTTTAAACCGTTTTCATTTACTGTTAAGCGTTTTGCAATAGTGTTTGAGTTATTAGCAGTCGTCCATAACTGAATCTCACTGCCTTTATTACTAGCAGTCTGATCTTGCTGTACGACAAGATCAATGCGTGTAGTTGAGATAGATGCAAATCCATCAGAACCATAAGGATTTGCGCCGAGACGCGCGATAATATCACCCGTATTAACTGCGGTCGGTGCTTCTGATGTTCCTCTAGCATGGCGACCAATAAAGGCTGAATAATTATTAGCACCATAGCTATCATGGTATAAACGCGCTGG